GCAAGTTTAGTGATAGGTCGAATGCAAGAGGCAGTGCAAAGCACAGACACGCAGCAGACATTTTGGAATTTCAAAGATATATCCAACAACGCACTGTATCAGGCAATACCTCTAAAGACTGTTCGTACATACTACAACGACGAACCATTCTTCATTGACGTGAGCAAATTCATTCACTCGACTGCAGTACCATTGCTTAACCAAGATGCGCAGCAAAGCGCAGTAGATATTCAGAGCATTACATTCGTAATGTCATTCATTAACTACCAACCAGATGTAGACATGAAGATGCGCATGATGCTAATGAGAAGAAACGAGTTAAACAACAAGGATATTCACACGATGCAGGCATTAAACGGACAATTGGCACTTGGAACAAGTGCTTCTGGAACTGGTTTAATTTGGAGTGACTTCTGGAACGACAGAGTAGACAAGAGGGACAAGTACGATTTCAGTCATGTATTCGACGACGTAGACTACTCCTGTACATACAAGGACTACTCAGCGCCAAACACTAACATATACAAGATTTGGCAACAAAAGAATGTGACACTTAGGAGTAACCCTCACACGCATGGTACACATTTTTCTGATGGAATATTCACACATCTTTATGGAGGAGGACCAACGCCAGTGGAGACAAACCAACAGGGTACGTTGGAACAGCATGATCCGCACATGGACGAGGACATTCAAAATGAATACGCTCCAAACATTGTACCTGGTACAGGTGCTAACAGGACTCTTCATGATATGGCAGTATCGCGTATCCGTGGCTACCCGGGACAGAACGAAAAAACGAACATCATGACGTGGACACCAAAGGGAGGTTACCGAATGCAATTCGTTAAAAGTGACGTAGTGGAGGACAATTCACTATATCCTAAAGACGACTTACGTTTCTTAATCATGCCTTTCGAGCAAACTCAAGACCCTAAGCGCAAAGCAACTCAACACGAAATTGGATACAGAATTGAAATGAATATTAAATACAAAGATTTACTTTAAATTAGGGGTTATATAAATTGTGTACCTTATACCTATCTCTTGACAACTTATCACGAGGAGGATCCTCATTAGAAAACACAACCACATGCGGGACACGTGTAAGAATCTTCATCTGAGGTTGATACTTCGGACTGAAAACCATCCGATCCTTCAAAGACTCCAATATCCTAAAGTTAAGCGAAAACGAATCCATTGAGCCACGAGGTACATTAATCAAGAACACATCCTTCGTCGGATCGACCGTATAAGCCATATCAACATATTTGCCGGGCTGCAGCAATTGCACACGATCGGGATGTTTGGTATAGAAGAATTGTTGAAACCACGTCTTACCTGATCCTCCATTTTCGTCGACGAAAAATTGGATGATGCGTTCGTCGTCGCAGGGATGCTCCAATTCGCTTTCCAAATCGAGCTGCCAGGGTCGACATTCTCCTTCTTTGAGGACGGGGTCAGGGGCTCGTAACTGGGCAAGTCGCATGAAGTCTCGGTACTTGAGGAACGCCGCAGGTTGTAACTGTGCAACTTCTCTTTCAGTAGGGGCTCTTCCTTCCAAAGAGATGAACTCGTCAAGCCAGGAGATGATTTCATCGAGATCGTTTCTTTTTCCTTGCGGAGCGGGGAGCGTTCCGAATTCCTCAAAGTTACCTTCCTTTTTACAGTAGTCCGAGGCTTGTTGCGGAGATCCGCGAGCCGATTCGAAATGGCATCGCTGTCCAACCAATCGCTTTGCTCTTTCCAAGCGGACAGGAGTCGAGAAGCAGACAAATCCTTGGAGGTGAGGGGTTCGTGATTCCCCGAGTTCATACCCATACACGAGATAAGTACACAAATCGGAAGCAGCAAGGTTGCGAAGAGTTGAAACCTCTTCCTCAGAGTAGTTATTTAATGTGAAACACCAACGACGAGAACCGGCCATACTAGAAAATTATGGACCCAAGGACCCAAAGTGGATGGTAATACTAGACATCCACTTTGAGTTTCGCGGAAAAATTCAAAAAATTACTTAAGCCCTATTATACTCCGAGTCGTGATACATTCTTCTCATATTTTTCCAACTGACAAAAAATGGATAGAAGAAACCGAAGAAACGTCAGACGCAGACGAAGGCCAGCGCGGTTTAACATGTACAGGGATATAGCAAGACGTTACGATTGGGGGTATTTGAGGAACAATGATCTACGATACATTAATGCGGCACGACGCATACAGCGAGGGTATCGTCGTCACGCCCTAACAAGGCGATACAACGGGCTGCAGCGGTACATCGGATACTACGGAAACCTACCGCCATAAGATGTCTCAATGTCTCAAAGTC